CCGCTCGAAGTACAACAGCCAGGCCTACGACAAGCGCTCCAAGATCTACCGCCCCAAGACCCGCTCGATCATCCGCAAGAACGAAGCGGCCGCTTGCGCCGCGTACTTCTCCAACATGGATGTGGTGCAGGTCGAAGCCGAGCGCATGGACGACAAGTCCGAGCAGGCCTCGGCCGATACCATGAAGCATCTGCTCAACTACCGGCTCACCAAATCGGTGCCGTGGTTCCAGATCGCAATGGGCGCGCTGCAGGATGCCCAGACCATGGGCGCATGCTGTGCGCATGTTCACTGGGCCTATGAAGAACAGGAGCGCGATCCCGATGAGCCGGACTACGAAGCCGACGCTACACCTGCCCGCAAAGAGCGCATTGCCGAAGATTTCCGCATCGTCGCCGATAAGCCCTGTATCGAGCTCCTCCCGCTCGAGAACATCCGCTTCGATCCGGCCGCCGCCTGGTACGATCCCATCAATACGTCGCCGTACGTCATCCACCTGATGCCGATGTACGCGCAGGACGTCAAGGCCAAGATGCGCGCGCGCGAGTGGAAGCACCATCCCGATTCCACGCTATCGGTGGCCATGCAGGTGAAGCTGGACACGACCAAGCAGGTGCGCACCGGTAATCGCACCGATCAGCACGATAACGAGGGGCGGCTCATCGGCGATTATCAGGTCGTCTGGGTGCAGCGCCACATCCACCGGCGCGACGGCCAGGACTGGCACTGGTACACCCTCGCCGATATCGCCATGCTCTCGGAGCCCGAGCCGCTCAAGGACGTCGTGTTTCACGGCATGCGCCCGTACGTCATCGGGAACGCCATCATCGAGACGCACAACCCGATGCCTGCGGGGGTGCCCGATCTGGCCGAAGGGCTGCAGTCCGAAGCCAATGAAGTCGTCAACACGCGCCTGGATAACGTGAAACTGGTGCTGCAGAAGCGCTACCTCGCCAAGCGCGGCAAGGACATCGATTACGCGAGCCTGGTGCGCAACGTTCCCGGCTCGATCACCCTGGTGAACGATCCCGACAAGGATGTGCGCGAAATATCGTGGCCCGATGTAACGCAATCCGCCTTTGCCGAGCAGGACCGCATCAACGCCGACATGGATGAGTTGCTGGGCAACTTCTCGGCGGGCACCGTGATGCAGAACAATCAAGCCATGCAGGCGCCGATGCGCACCCTGGGCCTCGTATCGACCGGGGCCACCGTGCTCACCGAATACTTGCTGCGCACCTTCACGGTCACCTTCATCGAGCCGGTGCTGAGGCAATTGATGAAGCTCGAGCAGTACTACGAGACCGACAAGACGGTGATGGCGCTCGCTGGAGCGCGCGCGCAACTGCGCCTGAAGTACGGCATCAACGAGGTGACCGACGATCTCTTGAACCGCGAGCTCGTGCTCACGGTGAACGTCGGCATGGGCGCGACCGATCCGATGATGCGGCTGCAGAAATTCCTGATGGGCGTCAATTCCTTCGCCGCGCTGATGAAGCAGCCCCCGCCCGGCATGGATCTGAAGGAAGTCGGCAAAGAAGTATTTGGCCTGATCGGTTATCAGGACGGCACGCGCTTCTTCCAGGGTCAGGATCCGGAGAAAGCGCAACTGCAGCAGCAACTGCAGGCCGCCCAGCAGCAAATCGCGCAACTGAGCCAGCAGGTCAAAGAGAAGCAGACCGGGCACGTGCTGCAGTACAAGGCCAAGGAAATGCAGGCGCACGGCACGGTCGCCCGCGAGCAGATCAAGCAGCAGGGCGAGAACCAGCGCATGGCGGTCATCCATCGCGGTAAAATGCCCGAAGACCCGATGATGGAGCATCGCCGCGAGATGGCGAAGATGACCCTGCAGCATCAGCGCGACAGCGCCCGGCTGCGCAACGACTTCGTGCTGCAGTTGAACAAGGTGCGCAACGATTTCGCCGCCAAGCTCGCCGCCCTGCAGATGGGACGCACGCTCTCCGGGGGCAATCCGAATCAAGGGCGTGTGGCATGAGTGAAGAGCGCGACGCGCTGCTGGAATTGGCCATATTCGGCCGCGAGGTGGATAACTTCCTGTCTACCCCGGTCGGGATTTACTTGCACCAAAAAATAACGGAAGAAGTCAATCGCGCCATGAATGCCCTGCGCAACGCCAATCCGGCGAGCGCGGGCGAAGTCGCAGCGGCGCAGGCTCGTGCAACGGTGTACTCCGACATCGCCAACTGGCTCAGGCAAGCAATTGCCGCTGGTTTGCAGGCGGAGACTGTCTTGCAGGAGCCCGATGATGGCGATCAAACAGGCGAGCCACCCGTCGAAAGTTATCGTTTCGGCGCGTGAGGGGCAGCGCGCCCGCGCCGCCGCGCTGGAAGCAATCGCCGATCTGAACGAAGACATCGCGCGCGAGGACGATCCCGACTTCGATCCGGCCGCCACGCATGACCCTGAGCAAGATGTTGCGGCCGATGCGGCGGCGCCAGAAGACCAAGCAGCGTCAGATGAGACGCCTGGCGAGGAGACTGGCGGCGAGGAGGAATCCGCCGAAGAGCCCGCCCCGCTGACCGAGCCCCCGGCCGAGGAGCCCGCGCCGGATAAGCAGGCGGAAGCCCCGCGCAAGTGGAAGCTCAAGGTCAACGGCCGCGAGCTCGAGCTCACCGAAGAAGAAGTCCTCGCCCGCGCACAGAAAGTCGAATCGGCCGATCAGTACCTGGCCGAAGCCGCTCGCGTGCGCCACGAACAGAATCTCGCGCCGGCCGCACGGTCGACGCCTGCCACGCTGCCGCATCCCAGCGATGAGGAAGATGCCGCCATGGTCCGGGCGATCCAAGTAGGGACCGAAGAGGAAGCCATCAGCGCCATCCGGAGGCTGCGCGAATCTGCATCCGCTAACGCGAACCAGATCGTCAGCACGGTTGATGAGCGCATCGGGTTTCTTCAAGCCTTTGACAAATTCCGTCATGACTACGCAGACATTATGGCCGATCCCCTGCTTACCAACCTCGCCTTTGCAATGGATCAAAACCTTATGCAGAACGGTGATCGTCGTCCTTACGGCGATCGCTACCGCGAAATCGGTCAATTGATCCGCACCAAAATGCGCGACCTGGCGAAGCAGTTCAGCACGAATGAGCAAGTCATGGAACAGAAAGCGCAAAGAAAGCGTGCGGCCCCCGCCGCTCCGCCCACTGCAGGCGCGAAATCCACCGCCACCCGCAGTGCGGAGGACGACGATGGGCCCGATGACGAGACCTACATCCGGCAGGAAGCCGCCCGTAGGGCTCGACACTATGGAGTCCAATAAATCATGGCAGGCCAAGTCTGGGCCGTGAGCTCGCTGGGCGGTTATCTCTACTCACGGCAACTCTCCAACGTATTGCGCATGGCGGTGCAACCGCTGGTGAAATTCCGCCAATTTTCCGACGTGCGCGATGCCTCCCAGCAGGGTCGCAAAAAAGGCGACACCTTCACCTGGGATGTGTTCTCCGATGTCGCGACCGCGGGCGGGGTGTTGATCGAAACCAACACCATGCCCGAAACGAACTTCACCATCACGCAGGGCACCCTCACCATCACCGAGGCCGGCAACTCGGTCCCGTTCTCCGGCAAGCTCGATAACCTGTCGAAGTTCCCGGTCATCGAGTTGATTCAAAAGGTGCTCAAGAACGATGCGGTGAAGACCTTCGATCGCCTGTCCTGGACGCAGTTCAACCAGACCCCGCTGCGCGTGGTGCCATCGGGCGGGTCCAGTGCGACCGGCGCGCTGGCGCTCACCACCAACGGCTCGGCCACGGCGACCAACAACGATCCGTACAACAACACCTATGCCAAGACGCTGGTAGACACCATGAAGGAGCGCAACATTCCCGCTTATATCGGGGATGATTACTACTCTCTGTCCTGGCCCACCACGCTGCGCGCGTTCAAGAACAATCTGGAGACCATCCATCAGTATTCAGACACCGGGTTCAAACTGGTGATGAACGGTGAGATCGGCCGCTACGAGAACGTGCGCTACGTCGAGCAGACCAACATCGCCAAGGGCATCGGCACGACCGGCATTGCTACATCGGCCGGTGGCGACATGGTGGCCTGGTCGAACGCCAAATCGGATTGGATCTTCTTTTTCGGCAACGACACCGTAGCAGAAGCCATTGCGGTGCCCGAGGAGATGCGCGGCAAGATCCCCACCGATTACGGCCGATCCAAGGGCGTTGCCTGGTACTACCTGGGCGGCTTCGGCATCGTGCACACGCTCGTGTCCAACGTGCGCATCGTCAAGTGGGATTCGGCGGTATAGGAGACGACCATCATGGCAACCAAATCGCAATCCTACGACCATCCCGCCTATGAAGTGGCCTTCCAGCAGCAGGCGGCCACCACCACGTTACTCGGCGCCAACACAGCAGGCATCAAATACTGCGCCTTCACCAATCTCATCATCAAAGCGGTCACCGGCTGGGTGACCACAGCGGGCACCTCCGCCGACGTGATGAACATCGTGAAGATCTCCGGCACCGCCACCACCACCACAGCGTACGGCACCCTCGGTTCCGGGGGCACCGGTGTGGTGTCTTTCAGCCCTGGCACCGCCAGCCAGGTCACCACCTTGCAGGGCGATATCTACTACGCCCAGAAAGGAACGGATGCCACCGGCACCTACACCGCGGCCACCATCGAATACGTGGTGCAGCCGCTCGCCAACCTGACTGTCTAGGAGAAAGGACCATGGCCTATAAAGGCAAAGCCATCACCAACCGCGATATCCGTACCAACGACGGGGTGAGCATTCCCAATCCGGGACGCGCCCCCGTGCAGCGGGGGCCGCTCGGCCGCGACACCCCCTACACCAACCAGACCGAGTTCAACGACGCCCTCACCATGGGCGATCGCTCGATGAACGGCGCCATTCCGGGCATGGGGTCCTGGCGCAAGCAGGAAAATCTGGATGACCCGGGGCTGGATTCCTCAGGCGGCTGGCTCTACAAGCAGGGCACGCCGTTCGGCGAAACCGCGCTGTTCAACCAGTTGCCCCCGGGGCAGGACATCTCGGACCAGAACTACGCCGCCATCTACGAGATGCGCTTGAAAATGGTCACCAGCATCGGCTACCCCGGTGATGGCGCCTTCCCGGTGCGCGACGTGCCCGAGTGATCGAACGGAGTGCGCAGGGCCAATAACCCTGCGCATCGCTTTGCATGCCTATTCGACAAGAGAAATTCCAGGTCAGCATTCCCACCTACGACGATGAGAACGGCCAGCAATGGGTGTTCCCCTCCGAGCGCTATGAATCCGATATGGACCCCGAAGCGGGCAACCATAAAGGCGTCTATCACAAGCGGCTCACGCGCAATACCGCGCATGGGCTGCTCGAGGATACCGTCGATCTGCCCGGTGATCGCGTATCGCGCCTGAACATCATTCCTCCGACCGAGATCCGCGAGCCCTGCATCGAGCAGAATCCGCCCGCGTTCTCGCGCCGTGCCGGCGACTCGGACGTATCGGGCTACGTCGCGCGCGCGCAGGCCCTCACCGACGGCTTCACCCACTGTCCGATGCTCGCCACCGACGACCAGTACACCGGGCAGCACGCCGATCTCTTCTACGGCACGCCGATCGGCACCAACGACATTGGGGACGCCTATGAATCGTTTGCCGAGCGCAACAACTATCTGGACAGGGAATAGCGATGAAGGCCTTCGATCGCAGTAAGCCCTTCGCCGAGATCCACGACGCCTCCGGCCGCTCGGCCCTCGAGCAGAACGGGCAACTCTATAACGCATCCGGTGAGCCGCTGGGACCGGATTTCCAACTGCTGCATACCCCGCAGCCCGAGCCGCCGCCACCGCCAGAACCGGAGCCTGAGCCTCCGGGCGATGAGGAGGACGAGAGCGGCACGCGCAATCACGAAGAGCACAGCGCGCGTCACGGCTGGCGCAAGGGCCGCCGATGATCTGGCGCGTGACCGATCCTCAGGGCGACGAGGCGGCCAAGATCCGCTGGGAGCTCCCGCAGTACACCCGCGGGGTGGTGCTCGACCTGGGGTGCGGCTCGCGCAAGGCTTTTCCCCATTTCATCGGCGTCGACAACGGCCACCACGAAGCCGCCTTCGGCATCCCCGTTCGGCCCGACGTTTACCTTCCATCCTGCGAACGTCTGCCGTTATTTGCCGATGAAAGCGTCGACGCCGTTTTTTCTTCCCACCTGCTTGAGCATATCGAGGACTACAAGCGCGCGCTGCGCGAATGGTGGCGCGTCATCAAAAAAGGTGGGCATCTCGTGCTCTACCTGCCGCACAAGGACTTCTATCCCAACATCGGACAGGAGGGCGCCAATCCCGACCACAAGCACGATTTTGCCCCCGAGCACATCGTCGCCGCCATGCACGAGGCGGCCTCAGGCTGGGACCTGGTGCGCAATGAAGATCGCAATGCCGAGCGCGAATACTCGTTCTTCCAGGTCTATCGCAAGCTGCACGGCAAGACCCAGGCGTTCAGCCACCGCATGTCGCCCCCGGTTAAAACCGCAGGGGTGGTGCGCTACGGCGCCTTCGGCGATCTGCTGATGGCCTCCTCCGTGTGCGCCGGCTTGAAGGCGCAGGGCTTTCACGTGACCCTCTACTCCTCGCCCCCGGGGGTCGATGTGGTGCTGCAAGACCCCCACATCGATGGCTTCTACGTGCAGGACAAGGATCAGGTTCCCAACGGCAATCTGGGCGAATTCTGGGCGAACGAGAAAAAGAAATTCGATCGCTGGGTGAATCTGTCCGAATCGGTGGAGGGTACGTTTCTGGCCATGCAGGACCGCATCCACGTGCATTGGCCCAAAGCGGTGCGCCACGACATGATGAACCGCAACTATCTCGAGTTCGCCCACGCCCTGGCCGAAGTCCCGCACCGCCCGCAAGTGGCGTTCTACGAGACCCCGGAGGAGGAGCGCTGGGCGCGCTCAGAGCGGCGCAAGCTCCCCCCAGGTCCGGTGCTCCTGTGGGCCATGGCCGGGTCCTCCGTGCACAAGGTCTGGGCCGGCATGGATACGGTGCTCGCGCGCATCATGCTCACCTACACCGACGCAAGCGTCGTGCTCACCGGATCGAAAGAGGCCACCATCCTGCAGGCGGGCTGGGAGCATGAGCCCCGCGTCGTCAAGACCGCGGGCAAGTGGTCGATCCGCCAGACGCTGGCGTTTGCCAAGCTCGCTGCCGATGTGGTGATCGGCCCGGAAACCGGCGTCCTGAATAGCGTGTCGCACACCGCGGGCATCGCCAAGATTATCTTCTTGTCGCACTCCAGTGCCGAGAACCTGACGCGCGACTGGGTGAATACGCAAGTGATGGTGCCCGATGCCAAAGCGGTCGACTGCTATCCCTGCCATACGCTGCATTACACCTGGGCGCACTGCCGCAAGCACGAGCAAAGCGGCACCGCCATGTGCCAGGTGAGCATCGAGCCCGATACGGTGTGGGCAGCGGTGAAGCGGGCACTGGCCGCACAACTGGAGGCCGTGGCATGAGCACCTCCGGCGTTTACACGTTCTCCACCACGCTCACCGATCACGTGCGCCACGCGATGTTGAACATCGGCAAGCTCGGTGAGGCGGAGGTGCCCACTGCGCAGGAATTTTCTGACGTGACCTGGAAGATGAATGCGCTGGTGAAGCAGTGGCAGGGCAAAGCGGATTTCGCCCCGGGGCTGAAGATGTGGACCCGGCGCGTCGGCGCTCTCATGCTGGGTGCGGCCATCAACAACTACGTGCTGGGGCCCACGCTCGCGCCCAATTCGCACTGGACGCTGCTGAATCAGCTGGTCTACACAAGCGCCGCCTCTGCGGCCATCTCCGGGGCCACCACGCTGACCCTGGCCGCCATCAGCCAGACCAATTCCGGGGTCACGACCACCATCGTGAACGGCTTCAACATCGGCATCCTGACCGCATCGAACGATCTGTTCTGGACGACGGTGAACGGCGCTCCATCGGGCAATACGGTCACCCTCGCCAATGCGCTGCCCGCTGCCGTGTCGGCCGCAGCCACCGTGTTCGCCTACCAGTCCAATGCGCAGAACCCGATCGTGGTCGACGCCTGGGTGCTGCGCGATACCGCAGGGGCGGACGTTCCCGGCCGCTTCATGACGCTACAGGACTATGCGATGCAGCCCTCCAAGGGGCAGAGCCAGTTCATCAGCGACCCGTACCTGGCGTATTTCGAGTACCAGTTGGCCGGCTCCAACTGGTTCCACGAGTGCTACGGCTCATCGAATGTCGGCAAATATGACGTGATCTGGTTCAGAGAGCCCATTCAAACGTTCGTCAATACGACGGATGCTCCGGAATTCCCCGACGAGTGGGTGCGCGCCATCGAATGGGGCACAAGCAAGGAGATCGCCCCCATGTTCAACATGCCCTGGGGACAGGACAAGGAATCGCTGCTGCAGGAAGCCTTGGCCTTTGCCCGCCAGAAAGACGCCGAGATCACCTCCATGTATTTCCAGCCGGGGATCGAATAGATGGCGCGCTTCAAGTCCCTGCCGCTCTTCGGTGAATCGACGCTGGTGGACGCGCGCACCTCTTCCACGCAGCGGCGGGTGAACGTGTTCTTCTATCCCAAGAAAGACGGCGACAAGACCAAGTTCAGCGTGTTCGGCACCCCGGGGCTGACCGCCTTCGTGCGCCTGGCTGGCCCCTCGGTGCGCTCGCTCTACGCCGCTTCCAACGGCACCAGCCTCTTTGCCGCTTCAGGCGGCGGGCTTTACCAGATCAACGGAGCGGGTGGGGCCACGCAGGTGGGCTCGATCAACCCGAATTCATCCTTCGCCTCGATGATCGATAACGGCACGCAACTGCTCGTGCTCGACGGGGTGAACGGCTGGATCTATACGCTGGCCTCTGGCGCGTTCAACGTCATCACCAGTCCCAACTTCCCGCAGAACGCCACCTCGGCGGATTTCAACGACTCCTATTTTCTGGTGAACGACCCTTCGGTGCCCGGCCAGTGGCGCAAATCGGCTTCTTACGACGGCACCACCTGGAACGCCCTGGATCTGGGCATCGCACAGTCCAATCCCGATCCGCTGGTGCGCCTGAACGTGCTGCACGGCTTGGTGGTGCTCTTCGGCAGCCAGTCGATCGAGTTCTGGCAGGACTTCGGCACCTCAGGCTTCCCCTACGGGCCGATCGTGTCGGCCACCCAGGATGTGGGGCTCGTCGCGCTGCAGTCGGTCGCCTATTTCATGAACACGCTCGCCTTCCTCGGGCGCACCAAGGATGGCATGTACCGCGTCTATACGCTGGACGGTTTCAACCCGACCATCATCTCCACCCCCGATATCGACGACATCATCGAGGATTACGCCCTGGGAGGTACCACCATCGCCGATGGCATCGGGCTCACCTATTCGGTGCGCGGGCATCACTTCTACCAACTTACGTTCCCCACCGCGAACCGCTCGTTTCTCTATGACGGGAATGCGCAGGTGTGGTCCGATGCCCAGTCGGGGATTTCCGAGATCCCGCAGCGCCATCTGGGGCAATGCTCGGCCTCGTTCCAGAATAACGTCTACATGGGCTCGAGCCGCACCGGCGCTATTTATCTGGTCACCGATGAGATCGTGACCGAAGACGGCGCGGCCATCCAGCGCTTCTTGATGACCCGGCACATTTTCGACGACGAGAACATGCTGGGGATCTCCGATGTCGTGCTGGACATGGAAACCGGCGTCGGGCTGCAGGCGGGACAGGGCTCCAACCCGCAGATCATGCTGTCGGTCTCCAAGGACGGCGGCCGGACCTTTGGGAATGAGCGCTGGATCTCGATCGGCGCGGTGGGACAGTACCTGGGTCCGCGCCCCACGTGGCGGCGCATCGGCGCCGGGCGCGACTTCGTGTTCAAGTGGAAGATGACCGACCCCGTTTTCTTCGGCATCAATAACGGCGCGTTCGTGCCCCTGCAAGGCCAGGGCTGATGGCCACGAAATCGCAGATCGACCGTCCCACACCCGGCAATATCGTCACGCAGTCGGGGCTGCCGGTGGTGTGGTTCGCCTCTTGGCTGCAGCAGGCCTACAAGATTCTGTTTTCCCTGCAGCACGCCGACACGACG